TTACGGATCTCAGAACGAGTCATCTCAGACTGTACTCCAACAAAGTCTGCATTCTCAATACTATCAGCGCCTTGGCTAATGATAAAAGACTCAGGTTCAATGTTACGGATCTTAATGCCACTCTTGTTCTTAGTACGCTTAACACGTACGTCTTCATAGAGACCACCCTCATTAGAGTACAGGTCACCTACTACTTCTACTTCTGAATCTGCTAGTAACATGTCAAGAGCTTCTGCAGTGATTTCTTCATACTCTTCAAAAGTGTATTCGTAATCTTCTACGTACTCCCAGACTACCGCTGCGTTCTTCCATAGGAGAGCAGCCTTCATCCAAGAGTTGATAATCTCCCAACCTTTATTCTTTTTAAAGATACAGTAGTTAACAATATCAGATGCAACCCGTGCAGCGTGTACACCCTTAGGTGACTGACTGTAAGGTATAAATCTTGCTAACTTTTTATTGTTCAGTAACAGTTCCGACAGAACTGCAGAGTACCCCTCGATAGCCTCAACGGTATCTGAGGATACAATCTTTGATACACCCTGTGGGGTTAAGTGCCCTACAGGTTGCATTGCATATTCGTATGTAGCTTTCTCTCTTTCAGCTGAGAGATCAGATGAGTCAAGGAAGTTACCTTGTGAGTTTGTTACTTCTGAGTCAATAATAGTGTACAGCTCATCGTCTGTAACTGCTTCCATGTATCCTTCTGGGTCTCTCATTGTATATCCTCTAGTAGTGGACTAACACAGTCCATCAATCATTCATTAATTAAAATAGGTTCCTGTAGCTTCATTTTCCCGAAACACGTATGTCACCCTAAACCACAGCGTTAGCTGGAGGACTAATGGGGAAACTTTTATAACTATAGCCAGCTAGTAAGGTCCTCTTCAAACTGCTGATTTTGGAAGCCAACCTTATTCTGGACCAGACGATCCCGATGGGTTCTTAAGACTTCAAGTGCTATAGCTGTTGCAATAACGGTGTCATCGTGAGCACCCGATATAGCGTTGGTACGCCCATTGGCATCAGACACGTAATCCATGCATTCTTGGATGATTCGTGTGGACGCAAGATTGATGTCATCATTCTCAATTGCGTTCTTAAGATGCCCGATAATCATGGGCTTAGTAGCTTGCGTTGTTCGCCATCCAAGACGGTTGCCTTCCTCATTAGACACGTTCGCTACTTTGGTTTGGTGGTATAGGTTCACATACTTCATCTGCTTAAGACGGTTCAGTGTTGCTATGCCTAAGGAATTAGATTCAACAGCCAGTAAGGCGTTGTTGTAGTATCTTCCTAAATAGAATAATAAGTCCCCATACTGCGTAGGGTCAATTCTATTATTTCTATATACTGCCACGACTTCATTCTCCGGATTCATTACAACACATGCGGAGGAGTCTTGACCTACACCAAGCGCACAGTCAGCACCAATTACAAAGTTAACATCAAACTTAGGATACTGGAAGATCTCCAGGGTACCCTCAGAATGATCCTCAAAAGAAGATGATGGTAAACTAAACATCTGCCTCTTCATTACTTTATCTGGTATTAAAGACTGTAGCTTCTCAATGCTAAACACGTTAGACCCAGAAACCTGAAAGGCTTCCTCAGGACATAACGGGTACTCTTGTCGGAATTTACTTAGCCCACCCTCAGCTACCTTTAAACGTCTCCAGTAGATTTGTTGGAGATCAAGACCATATATCTCTTGTATCTTCTTCTCATCTTCTGTAAGGGTCTTTTGGAACTCTTCGGGTTCTAGTACTGTTCTTCTATATTCCGGCATTAAAAACCATGGTACAAAGATAGGAACGTAATCGTTCTCACCATTTACTGCACCCTTCCATAACCTATGGAATTCATTACCAACACCATTAGCGGTGGACTCTAGTATCACTTCCGTACCATCAGCTTCGGATATACCCTGAAAGAGACCTGCAAGGATCTTCTCATCATGGGTCCAAAAGGCTACCTCTGAGAGGTGTGCAATGGTAGGTGTAGTACCTCGACCAGCTTCAGGAGAACCTGCCGTGTAGAGCCTATATCCGGAATCATTGTGATCGAACATAATTTCTTTGGCATTAGATTTCTTGAACTGTGGTCTGTATTCTTCAGGCATGTTAGCAATAGTATTACGTGACATGTTGAAGAGGGAGTCAGATGTGGCTGAGTCATGTGCCATTACAACTGACTTGTTATATGCATTGAAGTAAGACTTCCAGAAGACTCTGGCAACAGCATAGGTAGACAACCCCATCTGTCTTCCCTTAAGGACTATAGCCCTAACACGGCCATGTTCTTTAAGTTGCTTCTCTAGCTTAGCATTTACAATTCTTTGAGCTTCATTAAACTGGAAAGGTATAAACCCTTTAGAAGAATCTTTGGTAAGAATCTTTATCTGGTCCTTTGAGAATAACTCAAAGTCCCCCTCGTAGTCTAATAGCTTCTTACGTTTCTGTACTTCTTTAGCTAATGCTAGTTTCTGTTTGTTATTCATTGGTGTCCTCCCAGACTTATAGGTTACCAGAGAGAGAAGAACCATAGGAAGTATTATCCTATAGGTATCTCTAAGGTATCTAGCCGTGTCGAGGATGCCTTAGGGTCCCTAGGGGGAAGGGGCATTAGACTCCACACAGAATATCTGTATTCTCCATATAGACTATAAATGTCTATAAGGTCTTAAGGCCCCCTTCGTACCTTAAGCTACAATGTTCAGTGGGTACCTTAAGGGTACCAGTCTTTGTACTGTCGGGTAAGCTCTACCGTTAGGCATAACTTCCTACGTATTCTCTCTCTCTATAAGGTACTATAATGCAATGAGGTCTATCGGGTCCTTAGGGAGTACATAGATAAGGCGTGGGATTAGGGTACCCCGTATATCATTGTAGACCCCCCTTAATCCCTATAGACACTCTGTAGTATCCTGATGGACTCAGCTGAAGCTTCGTTAGCAGTAGGTATCAGTAGGTTCCCTAGAGGTCTCTGAGAAGCCTGCTAGTGGTTAGGGGCCTCGGGGGGCCTCAGGGATAGCCCTAAGACTCCCTAAGAACCCAGTAGTAACCAGTCAGGTACCGTCAGGTATCACACATTAATCAGGGTCTGTGAGATCCTATAGAACCCTTAGGGGTATGGAGTATCGTTATGAATGCTATGTTGTCTGACCCTTATGGGTTACTGATAGTATGTATGATTGGTGGTTGGGTAGCTGTAATATGTGCGTTCGCTGCTACCGAGTTCATGGTGTCAATCTTCCCACCATCTCCCAATCATAGTGTTAAGCGTGGTGCATCTCGTATGTCTAATGCTGAACTACATAGTCGTCTAAGTGAACGTAATGTTCGCTAGGTTGCTAGCTCGGCTAAAGCCTCGTCAGGAGTGTGATAGTACACTCAAAACCTTTATATCTAAATCTAATCTTAATCCAATAGGAAATACTAATATGTCTACTTTAACTACTAAGCAAGTTCTTCTTCGTGATGTGTCTGTCTCTGCATGTAAACTACGTTCATCTTATCAAGGTCGTTTCGGCAAGCAGTTCGGTGCTGTACTCAGTGGTGAAGGTCTTACTGATCTTGGCCTTAAGCCTTCAAGTGATGGTGGCTTCTGGTACTCTACCAATGCTTCATACGATGGTGTTGATGCTGTTGTCGCTGAAGATTTCATGTCTGATATGGATGGCAATCCTATCAATGAAGACTTATCCGATGGGTCTACAGCCCATATGTTATTCAATGTAACTGACTATGGCCCCGGTATTCGTAAGGATGGTACGCCATACGGAGCTGGTAAGAATGTCAAGCTTGTTGCTGTTCGTGCTACCACGTTCAACGTCAAGAAGTCAGCTCAAGATGCTCTCTCTGCTATGCTGTTAGAGAACTCAATGGCTAATACTCCAGTTGCTGCTGATGCTGACTCCCCGTTCTAAATCCCCTTGGTTAGGTGTGGTTCTCCTTTATGGAGTTCTGCACCTTTCCTTTTTTATAGCTCACCGACATAGTGTGTGGGCAAATACCCTAACCAAATGGAAAGTAAAATGACAACTAAAACAAAGATGTATCGTAATGAATCAAGCCATGATAGGCTAGTCCATGGTGCTAACTATGCCCTGTCTGAACTATCAATCATCCTTGGTATAAATCGTAGTACTCTCAGTGGTAGGTTACA